GAAAAGCTAGAAGTAGTTTGAGTTGCTGAATTATTTGTAGATGTTGCAGATGGATTTATATAAATTTCAATATAATCTGTTGAACCATTAAAATAAACAATATCAGATATTTGAATACTATATCCTTGTGTTTGATATGTATATAAACTTTTATACGCAGAACCATTTTTATAAATAGCAATCTGTGCGTAATTCATTCCTGTTGTTATTGGAAATATTGAATTTATTTGATAATAACCAGCTACAGTTGGTGTAAATCTATAATTTGTAGTTGCATCAAAATTGCTATTGGTATCATATAATTTGTTATTAAATTGTGCTTTTGTCCAAGTTCCTGATGAAAATGTTTGTGTAGCAGTTGAGTATGCAATAAACGCTGGCATATTTCCTGACACCATAACAGTACCAGTAGCATTAGGTACAGTTTGAGTATAAGTTCCAGATTGTGTTGTAAACGCTAGGTTTCCAGTAGTATCACCAGCAATCGCTATTGGAGTTCCAGCAGAAGTTCCAGCAGATATAGTAGATGCCATTATGCTAATTGCTCCGCAGTTGGTTTAGCTAGTGTTAGGTGTTCCCATTTAGCAATGTAATCGCCTTTGCCGTCTGAATCGTTTTGAATAGCAATAGTTCCATAAATTCCAAAATCAAATTCAGTCAATTCAGGATATAGTTTTATGATTTTTTCAAACATTATGAATTCCTAATTATTGCGGCAGAAAATACTGTGTATTGTTGTCCACTAGCAGTATTTAATGCACCACCACTATTTTGATACCAATAACCTTCCAAATAATCTGTTGAACCATTCATTTGAATAATTGCTGAAACCATTGAAGATGGTCCATTAATTGAAGGTTGGCACAAATTTGTTTTAAATGCAGAACCATTTTTATAAATAAGTGCTAATGTATAACCAGTAGCGTTTCCGCTTCCATTTCCAATGGCTAAATTTACTTGATAATATCCAGCTACAGTTGGTGTAAAACGATAATTGGTTGTATTGTCATAACATGAATTTGTGTCGAATTCTTTTGTATTAAATTGAATTTTTGTATAAGATGCGTTTGATACTGATTGTGAATTACTGTTATAAGCACTAAACGCTGGCATATTACCGCTAACCATTACTGTGCCTGTAGCGGCAGGTATTGTTACTGTGTTAGTTCCAGCCACTGCTGGAGTATCTAAAGTAATAGTTCCGCTTGTTGAACCAGCAATAATTAAACTCATAATATTACCCATCTAGAACCACTTGAAATGGTTACTGTTTGACCTGAAGCAATAGTGATTGGACCTACACTTATTGCGTTATTTCCTGATGCTACTGTATAGCTTGTAGATACAGTAGCAGAGTTTACATGAAGTCCATTGCTTGCATTTAATATTGGGGCATTTACGTTACCTGCAAAAGTAGCGCTTTTATCCTGGTCGATAGTTACTGCGGTAACTTGAGTAGTTGTCGTATTTGGAGTAACTTTAATTACAGTCTTTGCGCCTCTAGCCGTAGCTCCCCAGGCTTCAGTAGCTAGACCTTCAAAAGAAGCTTGTGGGTATCCGCTTGAGGAAGTTGTGCCATATCCGGCTAATTCAAACTTACCTAAGCTATCTCCACTTTGAGGCGCTTGCGGCGCGCCAGCATTTCCTCTAAATTTAGTAACTCGTACAGAAGAACTATTAGCATCGCTTGAATACCCACGAACTGCAATACGAGAAGTAGAGTTGTTATCACCTACTGCTCGAATTAAAATATCCGGCAGGGTTGATGTATTAACACCAATTCGACTTACGTTAATTAACGGATTTGTAGCTAAATCAAGATAACTAGAAGCATCTAAGTTAACTGATTTTCCGGCAGGGTAAGTAACAAAAACATCTTTTGTTCCGCTAGAAAAACTTACTAAAGATCCAGCGTTGCTAGACGCTAAAATTGTTGTACGACTTAAGGTTGTGCCAGAACTTGTGTAAGTCCCAATACCAACTTCCCATTCAGAAGTGCCTTGGCCGGCAATGACGTAATATGTAGTATTGCCGTTACCTACTGCGGAAAAGGATTGATAGCCAGTAGCGGCACCCGCTAAGGTGACGGTACCAGTACCGGCTGTTGCTGTCGTTTCTTTGACGCGATCGGCTAGAACGAGGGCCATGTTTTAGTCCCCCAGTTAAGCAGCTTCGAGTTGATCGGCCTTGAAATAACGCTGTTGAGTTTGACCGTCGGCTTGATATTCAACAAGTAAAAGCAAAGTCGCTTCAGAATCAACTGTCGCTCCAATAATTTCACCTTCAATAGTAGGCGAGACAAACTTAACTTTGTCACCAGTTTTAAAAGCCATGTAATTCTCCTTAAACTGATGCAGTATAAGTGACATTTAATGTGTCACCGTTTGCAACAATACGATTGCCGCCAGTAAAGCTACCAGCAGAATACAAGACACCTGATGTACCACTCGTAGCAGTACACATAAACGCGCCAGCTACTGTACCGGAAGCATTAATGGTGAATGAAGTAGCCGTAGAAGCTTTAGAACCAGCAGAAGCAGAACCCCAAGCTGGAGCTTTACGAGTTCCAGAATAGCCTGTATTTTCTGTCCAGCCGCTATGGGACGCTAATGTATCGCCAGCAGCATAAGTTGGGCTAGAAGTACCATCTACTAGACCCAAATACCAGGCAGCAGTGTAAGCTGATCCAGCAAAGTATTTATCTAAAATATCGTTCTTGCCGACGGTGACAACAAGATTTTTAAATTCCTCGGACCATTTAACTTGGCCAGAAGCATCTAAACACTCAACAGAATACACGCCAGTAGCACAGAGATCTTCTGACAAACCAGATCCAACTGCGACTTGAGCGCCCATTGAATCTACTAAGTTAATTTTTTCAGACTGCATAGTTAAATCTCCTAATTAAAACGCTTTCGCTCTAGCTTGAATAACCGATCCTGCAAACAACGCATGATCATCCGCTTGGTGGATGTTGTCGAGCGATTTCTCGAGCATTGCATTCCAAGTTGCAATTCTGTCGTCGTCTTTCAAATACGGAGAGGCTTGAATCAAAGTGCCGTATAGATAGACTTCGGGGTGATTCGTTAATAACCAATTAGCCGTATTGGTATCCGACAATGCCTGTATTTTAGCGTAATATACCATCTCTGCGGTAATACTTGCACCAGGTACTGGCAATAATTGTAATTGATTGCCGACAATAGTATAGAATTTTGGGACTTGAAGGGTCGTAAAATCTTTTTTGAAATTATCCCATTGATTTAAGCTTAGAAAATCAACTTTCTGAAAAGGCACTGTTGTCTGATTTGTCAGATTCAACATTTCTAAATAATCCCCAGGCAAAGCCTCATATTCCTGGTCAAAAGTCGCAGTGGCGCGAACGATTGATTTTTGATTGCGTAATCGCTCATCTTGATTAAACTGAGACTCAGCCAAAGCAATAAAAGACGGAATAACAGCCGTCAAATCAGTACGATTTAGCCAATCAGCTACGGCTGATTTTAGTTCGGTATATGTTGTAATTGCCATTAAACTTCCCTTGTCGCCCAAATATGTTCTAGCTCGAAGTCAATGGCACCAGTATGTTTGATCTCTTTAGAAAGATCATGGTCAATAAAGACCTCAAAACCAGCGCTTCTTGCCTTCCGGCAGAAAAATATATCTTCGCCGGTGTACTCTTGATGTGCAGCCGAAAAGCCGATCATAAAGTATGGCAACTTGATTTTATCAAAGATTGACACTTTTATCAGCATTATTCCCATTCCAACAGAAGCGACTGATTCTAGGCCTGTAGAATCCTTTTCTGTATATACGCGCTCATTCGTTTGATCGTTGGCAAAGGCTACTGGTTGAATAGGAAACTTGCGTGTGGGGTAGTTTACGGCGACAATATCCTTGTCGTGAGCTATTAAGCGTTCTAACGTAGACATGGGAAACCTCATGTCCGTATCCACGAAAAGGATGTGGGTTACGTCCTCTTCTAAAGCATTTTTAATCAATTCGGTACGTTGATTAACGATTAAAGTGCCTTGAGATTGAAGCAAAAACAGCGGCACCTGAGTGTACGCTGTCATTCCCGCTAAATCATAAGCAAATCCTGCGTTCACCATATCTCGGCATGGTAAACAAATGGCAACTTTCATACTTTTCCTTCGCGAGTCCTAAAAAAGCGATTTTCGGGGTCATTAAGCCATTTTTTAAAGGCAACTGTATCTCTTACAATACCTTTTGCGTTTAGATCGGCCCAAAGAGACATAGGGATTGTAGCAACTTTGATATAGTCGCCCTTCCATTTATCTCTAGCGCCCGATTGTGCTAATTGAGCCTTATTTTGCTCAATAATATGTGTTGTATCTTGGACTTGTTCAATACGGCACTCGCCAGTATCGTCGTCATAGTAAAAGTATTCTTTCAGACCTAAAAAGTGGTCTACGTCTAGGAGTCTTTTATCAGCCATAGTCTTAAAGGTTAAAAACGGGGGCTTGTGGCCCCCGTCTTATTTACATCAGATTAATACGAAGTGTTTAAGTCAGCAACGATACCGTGTGCAGCTTCGTTGTGAATCTTAACGCCCCACTCAACTAACAACTCACGCTTCTCTGAGTCACCAGTTTTGGCGAGTTCGAGTTGCTGGAAGTTACGCAGAGTTACGATTGAAGCATACTCAGGGTTGAAGCCGAATGCGCTACGCTCGCGTTGGAAACGGTTAGGAACGATTGAGATCTCACCGAAGTCAGATACATAAACGTCAGCAGCACCGATTACAGCACCTGGTTTTGGTGAAGTGATCTGGTAACGGTTAACAGCGATACCGGCGAAGGTAGAAGCTTGTTGTTTGTTAGCAGGACCAACCATCAAAATTGGAGGCTGAGTTACAGAGTTAACGTATACAGACTTAACCATAGACTTAACCAAAGTTTCAGTAAAGCTACGTTGTGTACCATCAGTTGCACCAGCATTTGGGTAACCAGAAGTTGTACCAGACAAAGTTGGGTTAGCACCGCCAGATCCACGGAAAGTGTTAGTTATTAACCAGGCTTCAAAACCAGCAGTTTTACGTGCAGAGCTTGAAGAACCAGCGTTACCAGCTTGGTTAGAAGTAGCGATAACTTCCATGTCACGCTTCAATTCCTTAGAACGCTTAGCCAACTGGTAAGCCAATTCAGAACGGCGACCAGCTTTGTCTACAGCTTCCAAAGTACCGGAAACGATAACAGTTTTCACAGAGATCTGTGTGTAGTTACCAACACGTGATGTTGGGTTGGAAGTTTGGATAGTTGGATCGTCACCTTCAATTGCAGCATTGGTGGAATCTGTTGCAGCCAAACTGTCAACTTGCCATTCGTAGTAAGTATTTGATACGGATTCTTTGCCAGCATTGCTGACAAATGGGGTATCAGCAGGGCTGATGTTATAAATTACGTTAGCTAAATCTTCGCGAATACCTTTAGCTTGGTATGTTTGAAAAGTATTTGTTGGAGCAGTCATCTTAAATCCTATCTATTAAATGAAAAAGTCAAAAGCTGCGGCGGCATCTTTCATGCTACCGCTCTTAGCAAGACGCGTTTGAGCTTGCTTAGCTTCAGATTGTTTGGTAGGTTGACTTCCAGCAGATCCTGGCTTGGAGGTTTTAGGCCCCTTACTAGGCACAGGTTTAATAGTAGATTTCTTACCCATCAATTCGTCGTATAGAGCTGCTTTACGCAACAATACTACGGCCCGATGGTCCAAAATCTGCTCCAGTTCCTGCCTCTTATACACATC